AAAGCCTGAGGGCATGGAAGTGTTGAGTGACTTATGGAAGCCACAATTCTCTGGAACCTCGTCCTGACCATCCTGATTGGTGCAGTGGCGTTCTTCATGTCTTCCAAATTCCGGGAGCTTGACCGCATCTCCATCCTGCTCAACCGCACGCGGGAAGAGATTGCCCGCGACCACATCACGCGGTCTGAGTTCCGGGCCGACATGAAAGAGTTGCTGGAGCGCTTTGACAGGATCGAGGCCAAGCTAGATACTCTGCGGAGCAAGCAAAATGCCCCTTAAATCCGAAGCCCAGAAACGGCTGATGTACGCGGCACTGAAAGACCCCAAGGGCACAGGCATCCCCCGTAGCGTTGCCGAGAAGTTTGTCGGGCCCAAGGCCCATAAGGAGTCCGAAATGAAGAAACCGATGCCTGCCTTCATGATGAAGGACAAGAAGGAAAAGATGCCTGCCAAGAAGATGATGGGCGGCGGCATGGCCTACAACAAGGGCGGCTCCATCGATGGTTGCGCCACCAAGGGCAAGACCAAGGGCAAGATGGTGAAAATGGCAATGGGCGGCAAAGCCTGCTGAGGAGCCAAAAATGATGCGATCCAAAGGCATCGGCGGGGCAACCGCCGCAGAAATGAGCGCGTACCACGCGAAAAAGCGCCCTGCCGACAAACCCCCTGCGGGTGTCCGAGCCGATCTGGACGCCATGAAGCAAGAGAAGGCCAACGAAGCGGGCATGAAAGCCCACGAGGGTCGGAAACTTGCCAAGGGTGGTAAAGCCAAGGGCTACGCAAGTGGCGGCTCCGCGTCTTCCCGCGCTGACGGCTGCATTACCAAGGGCCATACTGTAGGGAAGGTGATGTGACATGGCTACTCGGTGGCAATCTATTCCTGGCGCAACGGAAAATGTTGTTGAGCGTACTGCTGAGGACATTGGCAAAGTCCGTAAGCGGATGAACGTAGAGTCTTCTGGTGTTAAAGGCGGGGCTAAAGAGTCTGTCAAAGAAGCTGGCGGGCGTGCAGCACGAAGACTTGGTGCCAGGGCTGGGTTGGCCGGTGCTGCTCTTAAGGGTGGTTACGAAGCTGGGCGGGCACTTGACGAATCCACCGGTATTGGCCGCAAGATGGTAGATAAGGCGGGGTCAGCTATTGACCGTGCTGCCACAGGAGACCGTGTCAAGTTGACCAAAGAAGCCCGTCAGCAGTTGGAGGATGAAGAAAACTTCCAGGGCATGGTGGATGCTATGCACGCAGTCCGTGATGAAGATATCGCTGCGGGTAAAAATAGATACGCCAAAGGCGGTTCTATTCGTGGCGGGGGCTGCGAGCGGCGTGGCAAAACCAGGGGCAAGTTTGTATGATGGCCTCGCGTGGCATGGGAGCCATCCGCAAGGGTGTGGTGAAGAAGCGCCGTGATAACACCGACTTCCTTCAGGACGGAAAGCGCCGCGCACGCCGTGACAACACCGATTTTGTCGAGTACGCAGAAGGTGGAGAAGTTGGTCTCTATGCCAACATCAATGCCAAGCGCAAGCGGATTGCCGCTGGATCGGGTGAGAAGATGCGTAAACCGGGTTCTCCCGGCGCTCCTACTGCCAAAGCCTTCAAACGTTCCGCGTTGACAGCAAAGTAAGCCATGACCACATCCGGCACCGCTACGTTCAATCTCGACCTCAACGAGGCTGTTGAAGAAGCCTTTGAGCGTTGTGGTGCTGAGTTGCGCACGGGTTATGACCTGAAGACTGCCCGTCGTTCCTTGAATCTGATGTTCTCAGACTGGGCGAACCGTGGCATCAATATGTGGACTATCGAGCAGGGGCAACAAGTCCTGACTCCTGGCACAGCCACGTACACCCTCCCCGCTGACACGGTAGACCTGATGGAGCACGTGATTCGCACGGGCGCGGGTAATGTCTCGACGCAAGTGGATCTGACCATCACGCGCATCAGTGTCTCTACCTACGCTTCCATCCCGAACAAGTTGCAGACAGCTAGGCCAATTCAGGTGTGGATCGACCGCCTGCAGCCTGCTCCGACTTTCACGGTGTGGCCCGTGCCCGACAACTCGCAGACCTACACGTTCGTTTACTGGCGACTGCGCCGTATTCAGGACGCTGGCGTGGGTGGTACGTACACACAGGACATCCCGTTCCGCTTCCTCAATGCGTTGGTGGCGGGTTTGGCGTATTACCTGTCTATGAAGCTCCCTGACGCGCTGGAGCGCATGCCAATGCTGAAGCAGCAGTACGACGAGGCTTGGGAATTGGCTTCGACGGAAGACCGTGAGAAGGCGTCGGTACGATTCGTACCGCGTGAAGCCTTTATTTCATGACCAACCGTTTTGCAAACGGCGCAAAGGCATTCGGTTTTTGCGATGTCTGTGGGTTTCGCTTTGACCTGAAGAAGCTCAAGAACCTGACGGTAAAGACCAAGCGAACGGCAATCAAGGCGTGCCCCCAATGTTGGACACCGGATCAGCCACAGTTGCAGCTTGGTATGTACCCGGTCAGCGACCCGCAGGCTATACGTGATCCTCGTCCAGACACGAACACTTGGTATGCCTCAGGCCAAACTGCTCTTGGGACCATTGGTGAAGGCAGTCGCGTGATTGAGTGGGGCTGGGCTCCTGTGGGCGGGTCCAGTGGTTTTGATGCGCCCCTGACGCCGAATAGCTTGGTCGGGCAGGGTTTAGTCGGTATAGTCGCGGTATCTACCGCTTAAGGAGCGATGATGGAAAAAGCAATGCGCAAGGTCGCCAAGGAAGAAGTTGGCAAGCACGTGAAGGCCATGCACAGCAAGGGATTCAAAAAGGGCGGTCCGACCACTGACGACCGCATGAAGTACGGGAAGAATCTTTCCCGCGCCATGAACCAGAAGACGGGGTGAACTATGGGCAAGATCACAAAGCTGCCGCCTGCCAAGCAGGCATACCCCCAGGAAGCCGAGAACCCTCGGGATCTCTGCATGGTGGTGAACAACATCTCCAAGCATCCTGCTCCGCCTGCCAAAACTTCCGGCATCAAGCAGCGTGGGTCTGGTGCTGCTACGCGGGGCTTCATGTCTCGTGGGCCGATGGCGTAATTTAGAAATTTTTGGCGGGAAGTCCAAAAAGTGAACTACTCCGAGTTGAAGACCGCTGTTGAGGACTACGTCGAGAACACGTTCTCGGCGACTGACTTTGCCACAATGACGAAGTTGGCAGAGCAGCGCATCTACAACGCGGTCCAACTCCCCACGCTACGCAAAACTTCCACGCTGTCTCTGACGGGGCAGAACGTCAACGCGCCCACGGACTTTTTGTCGGCTTACAGTCTTGCGGTGGTGCTGGCTACGGGCAGCTACGAGTTCCTCCTGAACAAGGATGTGAACTTTATCCGTGAGTCGTACCCTGACCCTGCAGTGACCGGGACTCCGAAGTACTACGCGCTGAACGGCACCACCACGCCGCTGGTGCAACGGTTCTTGTTTGGCCCCACGCCGCCTTTGTCGCCGCTGCTGTCTGCTGAACTGAACTACTTCTACTACCCCGAGAGCATCGTCACGGCCACCAACACATGGCTGGGCGACAACTTTGAGTCCGTACTGCTCAACGCGGTGTTGGTCGAGGCTGCTCGGTTCATGAAGCAGGAGCCCGACATTGTGGCCGAGGTGGACAAGCAGTACGTGCAGTCGCTGACGTTGCTAAAGAATTTGGGTGATGGGAAAAATAGAACCGACGCTTACCGGACGGGTCAAGTGAGAACACAGGTGATCTAAATGGCCTTGGTGCAAACGCTATGCTCTTCGTTCAAACAGGAGTCATGGCTGGGTATTCATGATCTGGATACCGATGTCCTGAAGATGGCGCTCTATACGAGCGCCGCTTCTCTTGGTGCTGACACCACGGTCTACACGGCCACGGGCGAGGTCTCTGGTACGGGCTATACCGCAGGGGGCGTAATTCTCACGAACGTGCAAGTCCTGCTCTCCGGCACCACTGCCTACTGTACGTTTGATAACCCTGCCTGGACTAGCGTGAGTTTCACGGCCCGAGGGGCGCTGATCTACAACACCTCCAAGGCTGACCGGGCTATTGCAGTTCTGGACTTCGGTGCCGACAAGGTTGCGGGTCCAAACTTCACAGTGCAGCTTCCTGCGCCCACTGCCACCACGGCGCTTCTTCGCTTCGCGTAAGGTAAATCATGCCGTCAACCTATACCACGTCCCTAAAATTGACACTTCCCGCCACGGGAGAGAATTCCGGCACCTGGGGGAACATCGTCAATACCGGCATTACGCAGCTAGTGGATGATGCGGTGGCCGGGACAGCCAACATTACTATCGGTGCTACAAACTACACGCTGACCAACACTGATGGCGCGGTAAACGAAGCCCGAAAGATGTTCATTGTGGCTACCGGCTCCCCCGGAGCGGCAAGAAACGTCATCTGCCCTTCAGTCAGTAAGCTGTATTTTCTCTACAACAACGTCACCGGGGGTCACGCACTGACGTTAAAGACGCTGTCGGGTACAGGGATCACCGTACCTAACGGTAAAACGATGGCGCTGTACTGCAATGGCACCGATGTTGTAGACGCTATCACAAACCTGAGTAGTTTTACTATCGGTGGGTTTACGTTGTCTCTTGGAGGGAACGCAACGTTTGCCAATGCGTTTACCACGGTCGGTGCTTTTAGCGTAACTCTGACAGCGACAAACACTACATCTATTACGTTGCCCACTACGGGTACGTTGGCTACTCTGGCGGGAACAGAAACGCTGACAAACAAACGGGTCAACCCCCGCGTTGACACGATTGCAAGCGCAACTACGATCACCCCCACTGCGGATACTTGTGACGTTTACACAGTCACTGCGCTAGCGACCAACCCCACGATTGCCGCACCATCAGGTACACCTGTCAACGGGCAGAAGTTAATTCTGCGCATCAAAGACAACGGGATTTCCAGAACGATTACTTGGACAACTGCGCTGGGTGGGTACAGAGTGATTGGTACGGTGCTGCCTACAACCACCACGATCAACAAGACTATCTACGTCGGCTGCATGTACAACTCGGATGCTGGGTACTGGGACGTAGTTGGCATCGCCTCGGAGACCTAAATGGCAGACCGTTATTGGGTTGGCGGTACCGCCAACTGGGATGGAACCGCAGGTACTAAATGGGCCACCACTTCCGGTGGTGCTGGCGGCGCTTCGGTGCCTACTTCAGCCGACAACGTATTTTTTGACGCTAATTCAGGTGCGGGTACTGTAACGATTGCAACAGTCAACGCTAACTGCAATAACTTAAACTTTACCGGCTTCACCGGCACAATCTTTAGTGTTTCAAACACGCCGGAAATATACATATACGGTAACTTGGTTGTATCTGCTGGCATGACATGGTCTGCAAGAAGCAGTCTGGTGTTTGCCGCCACCACTTCTGGAAAGACAATCACCACAAATGGTAAAAGTGTTGCTGCTTCCGCGCTAATATTTATTGGTTCTGGCGGTGGTTGGACGCTTCAAGATGCCTTAACCAATACTGCACCAATAGAAATAAACAACGGAACATTCACCACAAACAACTACAACATATCCTGCGATTCGTTTGCCTGCACCGGCGGCACTACAGTATTGGGATCCTCCTCAATAACGTGTATCTTTATTTTGACTATATCGGGTGGCACTATAAACGCTGGCACATCGTCAATAACAGCTGGCGTCTTGCAAATACTCTCGGGTGGACCACATACGCTGTACAACGTGACGGTCAACAGTAGTAGTATACCCTTTGTCCAATTGGCTGCTGCAACCACATTTAATAATTTCTCCATAGTACCAAGCGCGGCATATACACAGGTTGGGCTGTCTGCAAATATAACTGTATCCGGCACTTTCACAAGCAATGGCACAAGTGTTCAAGACCGTAACATTATTTACAGCAACATTCGGGGTACGCAAAGAGTAATTACTGCGGCTGCGGTGTCTATTCAAGACACGGACTTTCGTGATATCAATGCCAACGGTGCGGCGGTTCCGTGGGCGCTATCTGGGCAGCGTGTAGGGGATCTTGGTAATAACTCTGACATTACATTCCCTACAGCCGTAACTCGATATGCAGTGGCTGCGGGCAATTTTTCCAACACCTCTGTCTGGTCGGCTACTTCTGGGGGCGCGGTAGGCGCGTCAGTCCCCCTACCGCAAGACACCGCTGTGTTTGATGCTAATACTGGGGCTGGCACATATATATTTAACATGCCCCGTATCGGTACTTTGAACGCAGGGGCTCTAGGCGCTCGCGTGATCTCCCTTGGGGTAGATATTGAAGTATATAAGAGTTTCACACTAAGCTCGGCTTTGACGTTTAATAATAACAGCAAAGGATTATATTTTTTGGGGGATGGAGCTAATACCGTAAACACCGCCGGAAAGCAGTTGTACACTGCAATTTTTTCTGGTAACTATAAACTGAGCGCGGATTTATCCGTTCAAACAGATGTATATATTTATGGTGGATTATTTGAAGCTAATGGTTATAACATTACTTCTAATACGTTTTCTGTTCAAAACATTACAACTGGATACATCTCCTCCCCAAATTTAACTATTTACATGGGGTCTGGAACATGGAGAGCCACTGGAACTTCTGCGTGGAGTTATATCGCAAGCGGTACTTCGGCTCTTTTTTTCAGAAACATCTACGGTTGAAATAGCTGCATCCGCAGCGTCAACGTATACTTTTTCCGGGGATGGGCAAACGTATTACAGGTTTTTGGTAAGTGGCT